CCCGCCCCAGTGGCGTTAAAGAATAGTAGGTGGTGTAAGACATCTACGACCCAGAAGCATAGGGATAGTCCCGAGCACTTATGTTGTCTGGAGCGGTTAGCGTCCGAGCAGAGCGATTACAAATTGCCTGACTCGTGTGCCAACTGTCATTCCCCTGGTAACCCCAGGTTGGTTTACGAACCTCGTTTGACAGGAAGAGCAACGCATGATCGACAAACTGCTATCGGCAAGGAGAGAGAGAAATCCTTGGAACGGCTAGGGGGAAGCCCCCCCACTGGTGCAACACCGATTTGCATCAGGATCACAGAGATGATCAAAGCGTTCGTCCCTTGGTGGACAATGGGCAGACACAGTCCAGGCAGAGCAGAGCCGAATAAGACCACATTGGTGGCAAAGACCTCCCCAGGGTGGGTTGAGGCCCTCACGGATTTTGCGGTCATACGATCGAAAATCCAAGCTAGTTGCAATACGTTAGACTGGCATGAGGTGGAGGATCTAAGAGGAGTTTTTAGAGATCTTCCCAACGTGTATGTGAGGAAGAGCAAGAATCACCCACATGCAGACGCAGCGTTTGTTAGAGCAAAAGCACAGTCAATGATCAGAGCATTTGGACTCAAGACTGCCAGAAGGTTGTACTATCATTCAATGAGTAACAACAATTTGGCTGCCGGTGAATACGGCCGACATGTCTACTACGACATGAAAGACTTGAATAGACCAGTCAGAAATGACCCACATGATGTTGACGATATTAATGTTTTAATAGACGTTGATTTTTACATAGATATGAACAAATTTTTACTAAAAGAAATACGTCCCACGCTAATCTATACTATTATTCCAGAGAAAGTGGCACACTCAGACAATGATACCCAGTTCACGTTTGTAAAGAACCAACTCTTGATGCAAGTCAAGGGAGGAGCGACATACAGACACGAATTGTGGAATTATTTACATGATGTGATCACAGTAAGTGGCTGGACATGTAGTGGATACAGGCGCGTTTCATACATTGTAGAAGCAAGACGGATAGCGGACCACCGAGTTCTCTTATTGCTAATCCCATTAGCAAAATTCTGGTATCCAACTTGCCTGCGAACCACCCCCCTAGAAAGAATGACTGTTTCCCAGAACGGATGGAACACGGTCAATTTCTTCTCTGGAGGAAAACAAATGACTTCAATAGCACGAGAGAGTTGTTATGACGCAGTGACGATTCCCACGGAGGTATTACAGACCCTGCAGACTGCATTTATGCTGTCTAGCAATCTGGAAAGAGCCTCGGTAGAATCCTATCTCCCAGATAGCCCAGAATCACGTAGTCAATCAGCGACGATACTTGGCTTCTTGCGAGCTAATGTACAAATACCCCAAGATGTTGTACAAACCGCCCCAGGAATAGCCAGCTATCAATTCAATCCTAGAACTTACAACGAAGATAGTAAACAGAAGTTGAAAACGTTTATGGATCCGATTTTGGGTCCCGCCCCGTCACCTGATTCTTCCAAGAACAATGACAAGAGGTGTATAGATAAACGAGTTTCAAGTCTACAAAAGGATGCTAAAGATTTAGATTTGACCCCATCTATGCTGAGACATATCAAACAGTTTGTTGAGGAGACACAAGGTCCCCACAAACTGGTCCCGGTAGATAACGAGGTGGTATGGAAAAAGCAATCACGCCCCTCCCAGCAACATAAATTGAAGCAGTCAAGTGACGCAGGACCTAATACCAAGAAAAAGGTCCAGGCATTTCAGAAAGCCGAGGCATATGGAAATGCAAATGACCCACGAAACATTACGGTCGTTCCTAGTGATTACAAGGAGCGATGGTCGTGTTTCCAAATGGCATTTGCACAACTCCTGAAGCGTTGGTCTTGTTATGCCTTTGGCAAACCACCAATTGTCATTGCAAAGAAAGTCGCTTTCATCTGTAACAATGCAAAAAGTCATGTCCTTATCACGGATTTCAGTCGCCTCGATGGTACGATCAATATTATTTGCCGTACTATGGAGGAGAGTGTACTTCTGATGAATTTCCGGAAGACTTACCACGAGAAGATACGCCAACTATATAGGCAGTTGAGAAATCAGAGTGGGTTCACGACACACGGAGTAAAATACAATGTAGGATACTCTAGATTGTCGGGAGACCCAGAAACCTCGAATCACAACACCCTAGTTGCACTTTTCGTCATTTACGTTGCACATAAACTACAAGGCTTCGATAGCGATGAAGCATGGGTTAGAACCCAGGAATGTAGTATTGCTGGTGGAGATGATGGCTTAATAGCTGATTTAGAGCTCACCCACTTCCAAGCTGCGTGCCGGCTGTGTGGACTTAAAGGCACAGCGGACGTAGTCCAAAGAGGTGGAGAAGGTGTGAATTTTCTGGCTAGATATTATTCAAAAGATGTGTGGTACGGTGCACTTGATAGTGTTACCGATATCAAAAGAGCAGTCTGGAAATTTCATACCACGGGAAACCTACCTGATCCCACACTAAAGCATAGAAAACTTTATGCAAAGTCTCTGTCGTTGTTGGTGAACGACTCGAAGACCCCTATATTAGGACCATTGTGCAAGAAAGCTGTGGAACTAATCGATGCGCACGGATCCGCAAAAGACAAGAAAATCACCGCTTCTGAAGATTCTGACATTTCCTTCACCGTCAGAACATTCGGAAACGAAGGTAGCTATCCTCAGGATGGGCAACAAGATTGGAAAGTCGCATTTGCAAAGAAGCAAATGCCTGGATTCAACATCGACAAGTTTTACAAATGGCTTCACAGTGCAACCTACGATACTATATTACACCCCCCCCGTTGTTATGACGAACCAGCAGTCATAGCGGTCAAGGACGATGTAGTTATCAATGGTGAAACGGTTAAGAAAGAACCGAAGTCCGAAGAGAAGGCGAGCGAAGAGACTCCTGACAAAGGTAAGAAGAAGCCCAAGAAACGGGCAAACAAGAAGAAGTGGCAAAAGAAGGAATCCACTCCCGCACCTGCCTCCACACCGGAGGAAAAGGAACCAATAGTTGAAAAACCTGCACAACAGGAGAGTAAACAGGAGGAACCAGAAAAAGCGGCTCAAGAAGATCAGGAAGGCGGTTGGACGGAGGTAAAACGGAAGCAGAGGAAACCTAAGGTTAAGAAAGTGGCACCCGCAACGAATGCGGCGCGCAGAAAGCGTAATAAAGCCAAAACCAAGGGCGAGAATCAGCCGCCGGCTGGCAATGGGAACAAGAGAAAACCCAAGCCAGCTGGACCCCCTCCCCCGAAGAAGCAGGTTGGCAAGTCCGTGTGGCGTCGTAAAGATGCTCCACGTGACGAGTCGGCCTGACTCCTTACAGCTTCGTCTTTAGAGGGGCCTTGCTCGGGCCCCGCTCGTAAGACGAAGTTAAATACCAAAATCGAGCAAAGAATGGTGAAGAAGACCAAACAAAAACAGAAGAAGAAGAGCGCAAAACGCAAGTCAAAGCGTACCAATGCGAACGGCAATATTAAAGCTTATGCCCACATGATTGCACACCCATGTGAAGCCAAACTAAAATCAGGAATGTATGGTTCATCGGAGGGACTTTTGAGTTCACTAAAGACTACCTACAGTGTCGGGGCAACCTGGACTAACGGTTATATCTTTTGGTGTCCTCAATATGTCGCCAATGATGCTATATCAAAATCCAACTGTTTCATTACAGTACAACAGTTTTCGTATGACACCCCAGTTAATACGGACGCCAACCCATTTGGAAGGGGCGGCGGTGGCAACGTCACGAGCGGTACCAGACTATATGTTGGAGCAACAGAATTTGTGTTGTCCTCATCAGTGTCTGATTTCCGCCTCGTGTCTTCATGCATGAAGGTGACTTACACAGGAGAAATGCAAGCAGCGAAGGGACAAATAGCTTATATTGAAAACATCCCAATTGACACAATTATGACTGGCAACGCCGGTAACATTGTCAATGTGGATCAGTTATTCAATGCTGCAAGTGAAGTTGAGCGGATGGGCGTGACTACGCACGAAATAGTGTATAGACCACAACCTACCCTTAGCTCCACGTTCAAAACGGACGGCGACTCGCTACTCACTGCGGCAGCCGGTGCGAAGACCATTTTGACTTCCGAGTCACAGCGGTTTTCCCCAGCTGTCTACGGATTTGCCTGGAAAGGAGTTCCATCCAGCGACCTAAGCTTCCAATTCTACCAGAATGTAGAATGGAGACCTGAAGTCGGATCTGGATTCAAGGCATCCATCCCACAGCAGATCAGTCCTCCCGGGACGTACGAGCGGGTATTACAATACCTCGACTCAAACTACCCAGGTTGGACTCGGACTGCAATGGGAGTCGGCCAAAGATTGGTCGAACAGTCAGTTCAACGCGCGTTTACAGGCACAGGGCCTAGATACCATCGTATCGAACTCTGAGCTGTTCACAAGCAAACCTAATCAACTTCTCGATTAGCGCCTTAATTGTCAC